GTGAAGTAGGTATGCTGGCGTCTACAATCGAAACTATCGATTATTCTATAATGTCGTGGTTAAAAGAAGATTTAAATATGAGCGCTAGAACAAATGAAGGATGGAGCAATGTGCCTGTTTTATGGCAAACACCAGAAAGAGTATATCAAATCAAACACAATAAGGATTTGAGAGATGATTCTGGTGCATTAAAACTTCCCCTGATATCAATAGAAAGAACTGGCATCACAAAAGATCCAACTAGAAAAGGTTCATTTCAGGCGCATACATATTCAAAAGATAAAAACGGTAGAACAGGAAGATGGGTTATTGCAAAAAGAATAGTTCAAGACAAGACAAGAAACTTTGCTGTAGCTGGAAATGTACGCTCTCAAGATAAAGTTAACCGTGATGGATCTTCTGATCGTTATTATCCGAGAGTAAACAAGAAAGTTGTTATACAGAGTTTGTCAATTCCTATTCCTGTGTATGTGAATGTGGAATATAAAATATCCATTAAAACAGAATTCCAACAACAGATGAATGATTTGTTGGCGCCTTTCATAGCGAGAACAGGACAAATTAATGCCTTTGTAATGAGAAGAAACGGACATCTATATGAAGCGTTTATTGATCAAGGATTCACACATAGTAATAATGTTAATAATCTCGCAGAAGAAGTAAGAATGTTTAGTTCTGAAATTACCATTAAAATATTGGGTTATTTAATAGGCGAGGGCGAAAATGATGATCGTCCTATTGTAAGAGTAGACGAAAACGTAGTAGAAATAACGTTTCCTTCAGAGAATGTAGTTCCTGAAGGTAATGATGACTTTTTTCTTCCTTAAAGAAGAGCGTTTTGAAAATAGAAATACTATTTATTCTTGATTGCACTATCATTTAAGTGAATTAATAATGAGGAACTCACCATATGTCAGTTAAAAGTTTTAAGTTTGTATCTCCTGGGGTGTTTATCAACGAGATTGATAACTCCTTTATTCCAAAATCTGCAGATCTTATTGGTCCATGCATCATTGGCCGCTCTACTCGTGGCTTAGCGATGCAACCTGTAAAGGTAGAATCATATTCTGATTTTGTTACGATGTTTGGAGACACCGTTGCTGGAGGAGCCGGCGGCGATGTTTATCGTTATGGAAACTATCAATCTCCGATGTACGGCACATATGCCGCAAAAGCATTTTTAAGAGCAAATGTTGCTCCAGTTACTTATATTCGACTTCTTGGACAGCAAACTAGCGCAGGAAGCACCGCTGGCGGCGATGCTGCTGCTGGCTGGAAAACCACTAACGCTCCAGGGCCGTCACCGACAGCGCAAGGCGGGGCATATGGACTTTGGTTGTTTACTTCAGGAGCCAACGCTGCTGCAAATTTAGGTACAGGTAGTTTGGCTGCTATTTGGTATGTTGATGATGGAGAGATTTATCTTAGTGGTACAATTTACGGCGGAACTGGTGTCGCTGGAACTGATGGCGCTAGCGGAACAACGGGTTCAACTAGTGCTGTAATTGGAACAGACGGAAATGGACTCCATACTATTGTTATTAATGGTTCAACGGGAACAGAAAAGATTAAATTCGGTTTTGATGATTCAGAAGATACATTTGCTCGCAAGAAATTTAATACGAACCCACAATTAGTCACAACACCAGGAGCGTTTTTCCCATCGGCTTCAGCGAAAGATTATTGGCTTGGTGAAACTTATGAACAAGAACTACGAGATAGAGGTCTTACCACTGCCTCTTTAGGGGTTCTTTTTGCAATATCCAAAGAGGATTCTACAGGGCCTTGGGATATGGAATCAAACGCTTCTACTGAAGCAAAAGCAGGTTGGTTCATTGGACAAGACTTAGGTGCTGCAACTAGTTATTGCTCTTTTCAACAACAAAAGCTTTTCCGATTTGTCGGAAGAGGACACGGAGAGTGGTTGCATAAAAATTGCAAAGTATCAATTGAAAAAATTCGTCAATCAAATACAACTACAACTGATTACGGTACATTCTCTGTGGTTATTAGAAAGCTTACCGACACCGACAATAGTATTGAGGTGATGGAAAGATTTGATAATTTAACTCTAAATCCAAGTTCTCCAAACTTTATTGCACGAAAAATAGGTGATCAATATTATAGTTGGGATTCAACAGCCAAGCGGCTTAAACATTATGGAGAATACCCAAATCAATCTAAATTTATATATGTTGAGATGAATACTGATGTTGAAGCAGGCGCTACTGATCCTACGTTGCTTCCATTTGGATATTTTGCTCCTCCGAGATTTAGATCAATTTATGATGTTCATAATACTGGTTCTGTTTCTGTTACGCCGGGAAAGGTGAATGGCGATGGTTCTTCCATGTCGAGTTATTTTGTAACAGGTGGCTCTGGGATTAATTCTTCAAACGCCCAAAGCCTTTATTTATCCGGCGGCGTTGGACTTACGATTGGCAAAACCGCTACAGGTTCTTTCGAGTTTCCAGTTGTTAGACTTCGCAATTCAGCATCTGATGGTGGATTGACAGATCACACTGATGCTTATTTCGGAATGCAAACTACCAGAACATCAACTAGTACAACTCCTGATGCAAGTATTGGTGATTTTCATAGATTGCTTTATTCAGGTTATTCTGGTGGTGGTGGCGCAAATGCTACTAGTCCTTATACTAACGGAGGTGTAGATGATTATGCATATGTGTTCTCTCTTGACGATATAGTTCTTAAATCCAGCACAACGACTGATTTTTATTACTCTTCTGGTTCAAGATTAAGAGAAGATTCATATACTTCGGCATCTTATACGAATCTTTTGAATGCTGATATTAATCGTTTCACTGCTCCATTCTTTGGTGGATTTGATGGGTTCAATATCACAAAGCCAGATCCTCTTTATAACAAAGGAATGAGCAGCACTTCCACGGAAGATGCTAGTTATGCTTATCATACATGGAAACGAGCGATTGATACTGTCGCGGATCCTGAGTTCATGGATATGAACATGCTCGTATTACCAGGGTTGACGCTTGATGGGTTAACTGTTGCTGCGGTTAATGTGTGTGAAGAAAGGGCTGATTCGATGGCGTTAATTGATTTGGCAGATGTTTATTATCCTTCTCATGAGATATATTACTCTGATAAAGCTAGCAGAATTGGAACAAATCCAACAACTGCAGCAAATGCATTGAAAAATAGAATAATCGATTCAAGCTATGGTGCCACTTTCTATCCATGGGTACAAACCAGAGACGAAAGCACAGGGCAGTTACTTTGGATCCCGCCTTCTGTCGCAATGATGGGCGTGTTGGCGAGTTCAGAAGCAAAATCAGCGATTTGGTTTGCTCCTGCTGGATTCAATCGAGGTGGCTTATCGGAGGGTGCTGCTGGCATCCCAGTGACAGGCGTTACAGAGCGGCTTACCTCAAAGGATCGCGACACGCTTTATGAATCAAATATTAATCCGATTGCTTCGTTCCCATCAAGCGGAATCGTCGTCTTCGGACAAAAAACACTTCAAGAGCGTCAATCTGCTCTAGATAGAATCAATGTAAGGCGTTTGGTGATTTACTTGAAGAAGCAAATTTCCATTCTTTCAACTCAGATTCTATTTGAACAGAACGTTCAGTCTACTTGGAATAGGTTTAAGTCACTTGTTGAGCCTTTCCTTGCGAATGTTAAGACACGATTTGGTATCACTGACTATCGACTAATCCTCGATGAATCAACTACAACACCAGATCTTATCGATCAAAACATTCTTTATGCTAAGATTATGATTAAACCGGCAAGAGCAATCGAATTCATCGCAATTGACTTCGTAATCATGTCAACCGGCGCATCATTCGATGATTAAAAATGGTGGGGGATTTTCCTCCATCGCACTATTTAAGAATAGATTATAGGAGTCCCATAAAATGCCATTTTGGTCAACAAACTTTGGAGAAGATACAACACTCAAGGATCCGAAAAGAAAGTTTCGGTTTACGGTAGAGTTTCAAGGTATTCAAGCAGCACAGGGCGGTGCTATGCTTTGGTACGCAAAAACTTGCACAAAGCCCGGTTTTGCGATAGCAGAGTCAACACACAAGTTCCTCAACCACACTTTCTACTATCCCGGCTCAGTAACTTGGAATGCCGTCGATATTACATTAGTTGATCCAGTTGACCCAGACATGGCTGCAACTCTTTCTGATATTGTGGTACAATCAGGATATACTCCACCTACGGATTCTACT